AACCTAGTCTCTGGTTATTTGTTTTTTGAAAATTTTGATTTCCTCAATACTCCAGTTTCTGGTTTTTATGGATGCTTTGAGTTGCCAGAAAGTTCGAGTTCTGTTCAAACACTTTTTAGAATTGAAAAAGAAAACACCAAAGACTATTTCTTAATACAACTTTTAAACAATCAGATATCTTATAAGATAAGTTCCAGTGGAACTGAAGAAACTATATACACCCCTCTTCTTGCAGTTCCAGGAGAGATGGCTGATGTAGGCTTAGACATTCCAACATTTGTGTCAAAATTTGGAAATCCAGCGTCAAACTTCTTTGGATCTTTATCAGACTTAAGAATGTATGTTGGTGGAAACAAAGATGGACAGTCTACATTTAAAGGCAAAATTTATAAGGTTGGATTCTGTACAAAATACAATTTTCAAAAAATCAGGGGACTATTTAATGAGATAGGCGTCCCAATATGGAACGAAGACCTTTTTGCTATTTATCAAAATAGTCAGTTAATAGGCATCGATGGAGGAATAGACACAACCTCTATGCCACCATATGGAGGTTTAACAGATACGGTAAATGGAGGAATTTCTGGAGGTCCTGTTGTTATTTCAGAAGAAGACTCTCTTGTTGATCATATTGCAAGTTACACTCTTTTACCAGAAATAGTTTTTGATGAATACAAACTTGCAGTATCTACAAACGCATATTGGGAAGATCAACTTCCTCTTACATATTTTGCTGAGTCCGTTATTGATAAACGAGGGGATCAGTATTTTGACCTTGACTTTATTCAGTTTAATATAGACTACCCTATACCATCAAAGACTATAGCAATAGAGACAGATCCAGAAGAGTGGACATACGCAGAGTTGTCAGAACAATACGGAACCCCAGTACAAAGAACTTATACTTCTTTGGATAACTATCTATTTACTGGATACAACGACTACGAAGATTTAAAAAATAAAATATCAAAAGTATATAAGTATGACACAGATGATTCTCTCTTAAAGTCTTATGTAACTTTCCAATATACAGAATTAGGAGCAAACCAAACTTCTTTTTATTTTACAAAGACTGAAAGACCTTCAAGAGATGGGGTCTTAGTTCCTGGGGCAGACTGGATGACTACAAAGTACGAAGTTGTTAATAATATGATTATTTACCCACCAACTGGAGTTGATTTTAATGACCTTTCTATTGTTACACACTTAGAGGTAAATTTAAAAAATTCAGAAAGAAATAATATTATAATTAAAAAACTTTTTTACGCATCCCAAGCGCTTAACGAGTCTGACGCAAGTCCCATAGGAACAAGGTTTGGAACAGACATATATCCTTATACAAAGAGTGGAATTTATTATGACTTTAAAAAGAATAATCCATTTTCAATTTATACAGGTTCTTCTCCATATCTATATTTAACTAAGGATAGTGGAATACAACTAAAAGGAAAGTTTGATCCACTTATAAACAGAGGTCTTTTAATTCCAATCAATGAAAGTCGTGCAGAAGGATTTAAAGTTATAGCAATGCAGATGGCAGTTAGATTTGATGGGGACTATTTTCCATATGCTCCTACTCAAATATTTGAAATACAAAGTCAAGACTCCTACATAAAATTCTATATGGTTGCTTGCGATCCAACTGGAAGAAGAGCAAAGATCTATGCTTTAGATGCAAGGACAGGGTTAGTCCAAGACGGCATTGGGTTCTATTGGAATGGAAAAATAGTTAAAGAGCCAATCATCACTCTACAAGAGTGGGGATTCTTGGGGATTAACTTTTTAAGTAGTCTTAATTTTTCATTTTTTGAAGGGGCAGTAAGACTAACAGGTCCACTACTATTTAACAGCATATCTTACTATCAGTCTACAAACCTTCAAGAGGTACAGAACATATCAGAAAGACCATGGTTTAGGGTCAGGGTTTTGGGTTCATCGACTCAGCCACTCAACTGGGATTTTTGGGAAAGCCCTGCCTTTAACTGGAATAAGGTTCTTGTTTTGTCAGAAAAAAGTTATTACGGGGTAGACCCATCAGATGTTTATAAGAGTTATACTGGAACTAATAAGATAATTGTAGACGATGAAAGACCCATTAGTATTGGAGACTACTCTTATACTATTTTTACGGATGTAAACTGGAGCCAATTCGTCCAGGATCCTGTGTAATATGGTATACTTATGGATATGGATTCACTAATAGACCCAAAAACTGGTCAACCAATTGTAAAAAATGTCAGACGCCAAGTCATTGAAAAGAACTATGACTGGGGTCTTTATGTGTATAAAAAGGCAAACGGCAAGTGGTTTACAGATGGCAATGGCTCTGTGCTTAACATTCCTTCAGACAAGAACGATATTTCTAGAATGGCAGAACTAAAAAAGACTGCAATGCACTACGGAGATCCAGGAGATGGTACATGCGTATTTGTTCCAGGATTAACCAGAGTGTCAGAAGAAGAGTACTCAGAACAAGTTGATAGACTAAACGCTGGACTTATTCCTTCTCTAAATGACCTTGGTGCAGTTCAGGCAGCAAAAGATACTATTGCTAAGTATGGAGACGAGGACTAATTATGGAATATAATGAGTACGAAATTGGTGCAAGAATTGATGATGCAATAAAGAAAGATGACACATTTTCAAAGTCTGATCCATTCAATGGTAATTGGGACACACTAAAGTCTCTTGACGGACTAGAGGCAAATTTTAAAAGACGCATTAGTAGATCTGCAACCAAGATGGTTGAGCCAACAACACAGTATACAACTGCAGCACTTGCTGGAAAAAGCGGTATTGATGGAGCACAATCAAAAGAGATTAACCCAGGCCTAGTATATGTAAACGGCTACGGAATGTTCGATGTTATTACACCACCATGGAACCTTTACGAATTAGCAAACTACTATGACACATCATTTGCAAACCACGCAGCAATTGATGCCAAGGTAGAGAATATTGTAGGTCTTGGATATGAGTTTAAGGTTTCTCAAAGAACAATGATGAGACTTGAATCATCAGAAGATAACAGCGCAACACAGAAAGCAAGAAAGAGAATTGAAAGAACAAAGATTGAGGCAAGAGATTGGCTAGAGTCACTTAATGATGATGACTCATTTACTGCAACTATGGAAAAGGTTTACACAGACTTACAGTCAACTGGAAATGGTTACCTTGAAATTGGCAGAACCACTCGTGGAGAAATTGGATACGTTGGACATATACCAGCGACAACAATGAGAGTAAGAAGAATCAAAGACGGCTATGTTCAGATTATTGGAAATAAGATTGTCTACTTCCGCAACTTCGGAGCAAAGAATCCAAACCCACTAACAACAGATGCTAGACCAAACGAGATTATTCACTTTAAGCAGTACTCACCTCTGAACACATTCTACGGAGTGCCAGACATTATGTCGGCTATCAACTCATTACATGGAGACTCACTTGCCTCACAATATAACATCGACTACTTTGCAAACAAGGCAGTTCCAAGATACGTTGTAACATTAAAGGGTGCAAAACTTTCTGGAGATGCAGAAGACAAGATGTTCCGATTCTTGCAGACAAATCTCAGAGGGCAGTCACACAGAACGCTATATATTCCACTTCCAGGTGATAGCGAAAACAACAAAGTCGAATTCAAGATGGAACCCATCGAAGACGGTATACAGGACGGCTCATTTAAAGAGTATCGTAAACAAAACCGTGATGATATCCTGGTAGCACATCAGGTACCACTATCTAAACTTGGAGGTGGCGATTCTGGATCTATAGCAGCAGCACTTGCACAGGATCGTACCTTTAAGGAGCAGGTTGCAAGACCAGCACAGAGACAACTTGAAAAAATGATCAACAAGATTATTCGTGAAAAGACAGATATCATTGAGTTTGTATTTAACGAGTTGACATTGACAGATGAAATTGCACAGTCTCAAATCCTTGAGCGTTATGTTAAGAATCAGATCATGACTCCTAACGAGGCAAGAGTTGTTTTGGATATGCCACAAAGAGATGGTGGCGATGAGGTCTTAGACCTTAAACCAACCACGGCAGCAGAAGCAACAACAACAAGGGCAAGAGACTCTGAGAGAACGAATAACAACTCCGACAGCAGTTCAACAGTTGCTGGAAGAGCCCCAAAGGGAGAGGGAAGAAAAACCCCTTAATGTCCAATATGTCCACATTGTGATATATGTATAAAAGGGGCTTATAATATGATAGTGACTAATATATCTAAAGCCCGTTGGAATTCAGACGGGGAAAATTTACGTCTTTCCATGCCACTTACTAAGGTGGACAAGGAGCGTCGAATCGTTTCTGGATTTGCATCTTTAGACAATGTCGATAAGCAAGATGATATCGTAACAGCAGAAGCATCAATGGATGCATTTGCAAAATTCCGAGGGAACATCAGAGAAATGCATCAACCATTAGCAGTAGGTAAGATGGTTTCATTTAAAGCAGATAAGTATTTTGATCCAGACTCAAAGAAGTTTTATAACGGTGTATTCGTATCAGCATATGTTTCAAAGGGTGCACAAGATACTTGGGAAAAGGTTCTAGATGGAACACTAACTGGTTTTTCCATTGGTGGACGAATGAACAAGTGGGATGATGGATTTGATGAGAAGTCAGATAAGGCAATTAGAATTATTAAACAATATGATTTGATTGAGTTGAGTCTTGTAGATTCCCCAGCAAATCAGTTTGCAAACATTGTATCTGTTGAGAAAGTTGATGGAGTAGATGTTATTAAGGGCGATGAAACAGTTTTAGAAAATGTTTTTTACGATAAGGAATCGGGACTTGTTATGGTTTCAGAAAATGAGTCAGAGTTAAGTCCAACTACTGGCGAGCAAATGGCAAATATAGGTTTCGTTGAAAAAACGGATAACGAAAAGATAGACATGATAAAATTCTTAGTTGATAGTGCTAAAGGCATTAATACTTCTAAGATTAACAAGGAGGTACAACCTATGACAAAATCAAAAACACAAGTTGAAAAGACAGACGTAATTGAAGATGTTGTGGTCGCTCCAGAGGCAGTTGCAGAAGTTGCTGAAGAAATTGCCAAGGCAGAAGAGGTTGAGGCAACAGAAGTTGCTAAGACTGATGATGTTGTAGCAGAAGAGATTGTTAAAGCAGAAGATGCTGAAGCAATCGAAGCAGTAGTTGAAGCAGTTGTAGAAGTATCTAAGTCAGAAGAGGTAGTTGCAGAAGCAGTTACCGAAATGAAAAATACTCTAGAATCAGCCTTTAGCGATCTAGTGTCAACAGTAAAATCTTTGCAAGCAGAAGTAGAACTTCTTAAGTCTTCAAAGGTAGATCTTGACACAGTAAAGAGTTCATTCGAAGCAGTTGCAAAAGATATTGCAGCAGTATCAAATGAATTTAATGAATTTGGAAAACGAGTAGACGCTGTGGAAGCAGACACCGCATTCCGAAAGTCTGGAGATATCGGCGATATCTTCCAGTCTCAACCTGAGATGGTTGAAAAATCCCTATGGGGCGGTAGTTTCCTCAAAACAGCCGATCTATTCAAATGAACAAATCACTAGGAGGTGACAATATGTCAGAAGAAATAATCAAAAACCAGCCAGGCGCTGCAGGAGATCTAGGTGCAACAGCACCAGGACTTTACCAGGGCCAAGGTGCTTTCGCATCAGGTGGAATTGGTGGAGTATCAAACCCAGGAGCAGACACACTGGGAAATATTCCAACAGCAACTCTTGGATCTACAAGCGGAGCAAACGCTGTTAACCCTAGTGGTTCAGCGGCTTCTGGAATTTTGCGCCCCGAGCAGGCACGTCGTTTTATCGACTATGTTTGGGACGCTACAGTATTAGCAAAGGATGGCCGTCGTGTAACAATGAAGGCTAATTCTATGGAACTTGAGAAGGTAAACGTCGGTGAGCGTGTAATTCGTGCAGCAGCGCAAGCAGTTGGTAACTACACAAACACAGGTGCAACATTCTCTAAGGTCGAACTTACTACCAAGAAGATTCGTCTTGATTGGGAAGTAACAGCAGAATCATTGGAAGATGGTGTAGAAGGTGACGCTCTAGAAGATCACTTAGTACGCTTGATGACCAACGCATTCGCAAATGATATCGAAGATCTCGCTATCAATGGTGATGGTGCAACAGGAGCATTCTTGTCAATCATGCCAGGCTTTATCAACAAGGTAAAGACAAACAACGATGCACATGAGTCAGTAGTAACCGTAGCAGATAATGCTTGGACACCTGATGTAATGCAGGGCATCATCAATGCAATGCCACGTAAGTACCGTGCACTTAAGAACAATCTTAAGTTCTACGCAGGTACAGATGCATTCGGCGGAATCGTTAAGAATAACGGTACACTCGCTGATGCAGTTGCAGAAGCATTCTCAGGCCAGATGCCAGGATCAACCCAGGCAAACCGCCAGTCATACCTTGATGGTATCGGACAGACATTCGGTGGAGCACGTACAACTCGTGTTCTCGGAATCGAAGTTCAGGAAGTTCCTTACTACCCAGCAGGCTATATCGATTTGACATTCCCTGCAAACCGTGTATGGGGATTCCAAAGAGACATCACTGTAAACCGTGAGTACGTAGCGAAGAAGGATACAATTGAATACACTGTATTCGTTCGCTTCGGAATCAACTGGGAAGAAGAGGATGCAATCGCATTCGCTGACGCTGCAGCAGAGTAATCTGTAAACAGTACCTTTAATGGGGGGCGGGAGTTCACTCTCCTGTCCCCCTTAATACTTTAATGATATAATACAAACAAGGAGGATACAATGGAAAATAATAAATACAACAGTCCGTTTTCAGCAGATAATGCAGAAGAGCAAGACCATGTCGAAGCCCCAGTGGTAGAGGCACCAGCAGAGCCAGTAGCAGAGCCAGTTGTAGAAGCACCAGTTGTCGAGGCAGTAGTCGAAGCACCTGCAGCAGAAGAGCCAGTTCAGGCACTAGGATTTACAGAAACAGGCGCTATTGGATCAATGGCAGCAGACGGTCCAAAGGCTGTAATAACACAGTCAGTAGATCTTTCAGAAAAGGTAGCACTTCACTCAACAAAGAGCGTTCGTTGGGAAGAGGTTGGTGCAATTGCTAAGGGATACAATATTGTTACAAAAGCACAAGCAGATAAGTGGCTAACTCGTGGGCATGTTCGCATTGCTACACCAGAAGAAGTCAAGAAGGCTTTTGGATAATTAAAGATGGAGATATTGAGAGTTTCGCCATATGCAGATATACCTGTTGATTTTGTAGTTCCTGCGGGAATAACATCATCAACTATTACTGTTACCATAACGGATATGGCGGATCTTTCAGTATCAACATTAACATTTTTAAATAAGGCAGCAGGAAACGTTATTGGCATAATTTTGCCAGGGAATTATGACTCATCTTATAAGGTTGAAATTGTTAAAAATCTTGGGGGAGTTGGAGAAGCAATTCTTAAGGAAGAAACATATGAGATTGTAAGACCATATGTAGACCCATCAACAAAAGGATCAACAGCATCAGATATAGCAGCGTATGCTTTAAATGAAGAAATTGCAAGAGCCATTATTGATTCAATTGTTATAGAAGGATTTTATTACAAGAAGAAGGTTTTACATTTTACGGGAACTGGATCAGACTACCTACCAATCTGGGATGACGTAAAGAAAGTTTTATCGGTATATGAAAACAACAAGTTAGTAGAAGATAGACAATACGAAGTATCATCAGACAAAACAGCAATTATTGAAAAGTCATCTGACAACATTAACCGTGCTGAATCAGCACCATTAGTTTTACCAGCAGCAGCATCAGATTCCTTAGACCCACAGTTTATATATAGAGGGTTTGGAAGAACATGGGATTACTTGGTAACTGTTGAGCATGGATACACAGCAGTGCCATCAGACATTATTAGAGCAACAGAGATGCTTATCCACGATCTAGAATGTGGAAAGTTAGATTATTACAAGAGATTTATTTCTTCTTACAATACAGATCAATTTAGAATTCAGTTTGACAAGGGTCTTTTCGAAGGAACAGGAAACATAATTGTAGACAAGATACTTTCAAAGTATGCTAAGTCTATTACAAAACTTGGGGTATTATAATGACAGTTTGCGAGAGTCCAGACTTCATGTTTCCAATGCAGGCATCTGTTTATCACCCAATAATTGAGCAAGGTGATTTTGGTGCAATTAAAAAGCAGTGGATATCAGATAGAGTCTTTGCTTGTACATTTTCATCAGGTGGCTCGGCATTTAAAGAAGAAGTAAAGCCAAATGTAAACATAACTCAAAACTCTGTACTAGTGGGCAGAACAAAATCAGATATTAGAATATCTTCTCGTGACAACAAAAACTCTTTAACAAATATATTAATAACAGACATTAAAGATCAAGAAGGAAACCTAATCTACATGGAAACATCTGGTCCTAGATCTGGCAAGGGCACACTATTTGAGATAGCAACATTTGAGCCATTTGTTGGACCATTTGGAGTAGTTGAATCATACAAGATTGTAATAAGAAGATCAGAAAATCAATCAGGTGATGTCTAATGTTAAAACTTGTGATTGATAGTAAACAATTTAAAAAAGAGATAGACAACATAATGGAGTACTCGGTTGGATTTTTAGATGGAGTGCAAAAAGGAAAGACAGAGTTTTACCTTTCATTAGCACCAAAGGTGTCTGAGTTGGCAGCACAGTTTATTGATGCGAATGCAAGAATGTCTCCAGATTTGCTTCACCATGTTTATGAGTGGCAAAGAACTGGAAGCCCACAAGCAAGACTTTTTGATTTAGACTACAAGGTTACTAATATTGGTATTACATTTACATCATCTTTAAAGCAATCAGTTTCAATTAAAGAGGGGTCAAATGTTCCATTCTATAATAAAGCAAAAATTATGGAAGAGGGTATTGCTGTTACGATTAAACCAAAGAAAGCAAACGCATTAAGGTTTGAAATTGATGGCACAGAAATTTATACATCAAACGAGGTTCGTGTAGAAAACCCTGGAGGACAAACACAGGGTCAATTTGAGAATGTGCTTAATAATTTTTTTGGTGTTTATTTTAGGCAGTCCTTTTTAAACTCAAGCGGTCTTTTACAATATTTTAAATATCCACAGGCTTATAAGAAAAATATGGTATCTGCAAAAACAGGTGGCAGGTCTTTAGGCTTAAAGACTGGATACCGCTGGATTGCTAACGCAGGAAGAGGAATCTAATGGCTACTATTCATCATCCACCCACAATTATTAATGCTTATCTAAATGCCAAAATGGACTTTGATTCTCCAGGACAGATTACATACTTCTTCCCAACACTGCCAACAGAAATTGATTCACTTACTGAAACATTTCCACAGAGTACTGGCGTGTTTGGAGTATACGACAGAATGTTTAAAATGAGAAGAACTCCTTTCCCATATATCAAGTGTGAACAACTTCTGTATTACTTTTACGCAGTAGGTGAAGACGCAACATCAAAAATGGTTTTAACTCAACAAAAGGTAAGCGACTTGCTTGACTGTGGCGACGACTCAGCAAAAGACCTTAACGAGTGGGCAGCAGCCAACCCTGAACTATGGCCTTTATCAAAGCCATGCTTTTTCCACAACTTTAAGATCTATCAACTAGAAGAAACCAGAGATATTGTTGACTTTGGAACAGCCCGTACTTATGCGGGGAATAAAATCATCATAGACTACGACTGGCACCCAGTAAACCCATAATAAACGGGTAGTATAATTAGAGCGAGGAAACAACCCCCTTTTAATAAAAATGAAAGAGGTGAGATATATGGCATATAGCCGTGGTTCAAGTAGTAACATTATCGTGGGTGCAGCAGCACTTTTTACACATAATGCAGGTCCAATCGGATACACATCAGCAGGAACGATCACTGACGCTGAAGCAGCGACAGATCTTCCAACTTTTGCTCAGTCCGCAACATCTTACAAGGACATACTCTCAACAGATGGTGGAACACCAAACTGGGCAGAGAAGTTCACAAACGTAGGATATACATCAAATGGTTTGGAACTAGCATTCCAGCCTGATTTTGGTGAAGTAGCAGTAGATCAACTTCTCGACGTTGCTCGTTTATTCAAGCAAGGTATGACAGTTAATCTAAACACTGCATTCGCAGAAGCAACACTAGAAAATCTTTTGGTTGCAATTGCAGATAATCAAGACCCAGTAACAGCATCAGGAGCAACATCAATTAAGATGTCTGCTGGTGATATTGGTGACGTTCCACTAGAGCGTGGACTCGTAGCAGTAGGACCAGGTTCTGGTTCTTCTCTAGAGCCAAAGGAAAGAATCTATGTTGCATACCGTGCACTCTCAATCGAGAGCGTAACAGTATCAGCAAAGCGTGATGAGGCTTCAATGTTTGAAGTTTCGTTCCGTCTTCTTCCAAATGACAACGCATCATACGGTAAGATCGTAGACCGCACACTGTCAGCATAATACAACTTAATATATGAGAGGCTCAATCCTTCGGGGTTGGGCCTTTCTGTTTGGTATACTTATATAGTGCCTACAGAAATATACAAGACCTCGATAATTGAACTCTTTGATGGAACAGAGTTGTATATCACCCCATTAAAAATAAAATATTTAAAGTTGTTCTTAGCAGAATTTGAAAATGTAAAAACATCAAAAAATGATGATGAGGCAATTAACTATTTGTCTAAGTGTGCAACAATAACAATGAGACAATATTACCCAAGCATAAAGACTCAGGAGCAGTTAGAGGATAATATCGATATGCCAACAATCTATAAATTATTAGATTACTCTGCTGGAATTAAAATAAATGAAAAATCTGAAGAGCCAGTAAAAAAGCAAGCAAAAGAAAGCGGTTCTACTTGGGATGATTTAGATTTAGCAGAGTTAGAGGCTGAGGTATTTTTGCTGGGGATTTGGAAAGACTATGATGAACTAGAATCTTCAATGTCAATGCCAGAGATAGTAGCAACTCTTAAAGTAAAAAGAGATCTGGACTATGGTCAGAAAAAGTTTTTGGCTGCCATGCAGGGTGTTGATTTAGATAAGGCTAGTGGTAAAGAAAACGCTTGGGAAGATATGAAGGCTAGAGTCTTTAGCAAAGGGACTGCAGATGGCAGTAACGACATTCTTGCATTACAGGGAGTAAATGCACAAAAGGCTGGGTTTGGAATTGGTATGGGCATTGATTATGAGTCACATTAATATTAAAAAATAAGCCTGTGCTATGGTATAATTGACTAAACCTTATAAGGAGGAACTATGGCCGACAAGCCTTTAAACAAGAAGACAATCACACTAATAGACGGAACAGAAGTTGCAGTAAGACCGCTTAAATTATCTCTGCTTAGACCATTTATGGCTAAGTTTTCACTTCTTTCTTCGGTATCTGATGACAACGATAAATCAATGGACATTCTTATTGAATGTGCTCTAATTGCAATGAAACAGTTCAAGCCAGAATTGGCAGAGAGCAAGGAAGCACTAGAAGAACTTCTAGACCTTCCTACAGTTTACGAAATTATTGACGCAGCATCAGGTGTTCAAAACTCCGATGCAAGCGCAGTATTAACTTCGTTAACAAAATAAAATAAAAGAGGTGTTTGAGAATTGGCAGATGTAAACTCTAATATAAATATTAATTTTAATACGGCTGCCGCTCTCGCACAACTTCGTCAACTTCAGGCAGGCCTCAGTAAGTTTCATCAAACACTTGCTGAGGGCAACCTGGCTGCTGCAAATGCTCAAAAGGGTTTAAATGCCCAACTCATCCAGTCTGTTGGTGCTACAGGAAAATTTTCTGCAAGCCAAGTTAAGGTTGCAGGAAGCACACAAGCCTTTACATCTGCTTTAGAAAAAAATAAACTATCACTTCGTGAGTACTACAGATACACCATGGCAGCAGCAACTGCTAATACCCGTGTTATGGGTAAGGCTTTTGCACAAGAGCGAGAAATTATAAACCGTGCACGTAGAGATAGAGTAAAGGCATTACAAGCACAGTACATTCAAATGAACAAATCCAATGCTGGATTTATGGATGCAATTAGAATTATGCCCAAAAGCCTTCAAATGGCTAGTGGTAAATTTACAGAACTTGGAACAAGAATTCAATATGCTGCACAGAGGCAACAGTTCCTTAATCAACTACTAAAGCAAGGATCTACACAACTCCTTAACTTTGGTAAAAATACTCAGTGGGCAGGCCGTCAGTTGATGGTTGGTTTGACAATGCCTTTGGCCTTATTTGGCTCTGCAGCAGCGAAAGCCTTTAAAGAATTAGATGCTGAGATTGTAAAGTTTCGTCGTGTGTATGGAGATGCTTTTACAAATGATGCTGAAGTTGAAGCAGCGGTACAGAATATAAGAAGGCTAGGAACCGAATACACAAAGTATGGCGTAGCAGTAAAAGATACAATGAACATGGCTGCAACCGCAGCAGCAGCAGGTTTTACAGGTAGCGATCTTACTGCTCAAGTTGAAACTGCAACAAAGTTAGCAGTACTTGGACAAGTAGAACAACAGCAAGCACTTGAAACAACTATTTCTTTACAGAGTGCATTTGGAATTTCTAGCGAGGAACTTGCAAAAAAGATTGATTTTCTTAACGCAGTAGAAAACCAGACACTACTGTCTATTGAAGATTTAACTATTGCAATTCCAAAAGCAGCCCCAGTTGTTAAGCAACTTGGTGGCTCTGTTGAAGACCTAGCCTTTTTCCTTACAGCAATGAAGGAAGGTGGAATCAATGCATCAGAAGGTGCTAACGCACTTAAGTCTGGACTTGCATCTTTAATTAATCCATCTGACAAAGCAGCAAAGTTTATGGGCAATTTGGGAATTAACATTAAAGGACTTGTTGAAGCAAATAAGGGAGATATAAAAGGAACTGTAGTTGGATTTGCAAGAGCGCTAGATGAACTTGACCCATTAAATCGTGCAAGAGCAATTGAACAGATGTTTGGAAAGTTTCAATTTTCACGTCTGTCAACATTGTTTCAAAATGTAACTAAAGATGGATCTCAGGCATCAAGAGCATTTCAATTAGCAGGTGCATCCGTAGAAGAGTTAGCAATTATCTCTGAGCGAGAAATGAAAAAGATAGAAGAGTCAACTGGAGTTAAATTTCAGGCAGCAATAGAAAACTTTAAACAAGAGATTATGCCTTTAGGAAAAGCATTCCTTGAGGCACTAACTCCAGTAGTTAAATTTTTTGGAAATCTTTTTGAAAAATTTAATGGTCTTAGCGATCAAACTAAAAAAGTTGTTGCTACAATAGTTGCAGTAGTTGCAGGTCTTGGCCCTGTACTTCTTATGACATTTGGCTTGCTTGCAAATGGAGTAGCAAATGTTATTAAATTCTTTGCAATGCTTCGTGGAGGAATAGCAAAACTAAACGGACAAACAAATGTCATGGGTGCAGGATTTAACTACATGACTCAAGAGCAGATTGAAAATGCTGCATCTTCTCAACAACTTCACCAAACACACACAAGGTTGATAGAAGTATTTAATGTTGAAAAAACATCTGTTAATGCACTTGCTACATCATATAACTCTTTAAGCACACAGATGAGAGCAATGGCATCACAAAACCCAGCGCTATTTGCTGGAGGAATGGGCGGAGCAAAAAGAGCGGTAAGCAAATTACCACCAACAAAAAAATATAAAGAAGGAATTATATCTGTACCAGGTCCAAAGGGTGCGGGAGATGTTGTCCCTGCAATGCTTTCTCCAGGAGAAGCAGTTATACCTACAGAGACTACTGACAAATATAGAGGTTTAATTACAGCAATGTTCCAAGATAAAGTTCCAGGATTCATGGCTGGAAGAATTCCAGGAGGACCAGGGAAAGGTATTCCATTGTCTGCGGGACCAGCAGCAGTACGAGCAGCGCAGCAAGCAAAATATAGAAGAAGAGATGATGCAAGACAAGGATACAATGAGCCTCATCCAGAAAAGAAATCAGGTCCAACACTTATTGGAATGCCAAAAAGCGCAGCAGAGACATCACAGTCTAGACAAATTTTAGATAAGATCTCAAGTCAGGTCCTTGCTGGAAGGTTTGGATCTGTACCTCCAACAAACTTCGGAACAATGCTCCAGTCATTTTCTGGTAGAAGTTTTCCTGTACGTGGAGTTGGCGGGGTATATAGAAAACCTAACGGACAAATTGTAGTAGTAAAACCAACAATAGATGACAAGACTGCATTAGCAGAAGTACGTGCTACTCAGATTGCTAGAGAAGTTCATGGCCTTGTAGCACCAAAGCAAACAATTAAAACAATGATTGATCCAACAGATCCAACAGGACAAAGAAAGTTTGTTGTTATTGAATCTCCTTATGATCCAAGAATTGCTGCCACGACTGGTAAGTTTTCAAAGTCTGAAATGGTTAAGCAGTTAGTTGCATCAACACTAAGAGGAGATAAAGATTTACAAAGACCAAACTTGTCTGGCAATGTGTTAGCAGATGTTGGAACTGCTGGAGTATTTGATAGAGCATCTGGTTTTAGAGATTTTGCCAAGGTCATGCCAAGCATGGAGCAGCAAGCGGTTATTAATTTACTTGGTGTAAAGGGTGGAGCAAAGAAATTCTTTGCACAAGAAACATCAGGTATTGCTTCAAAGATGACTCCAGCACAATATGACGCAGCGATTAAAGAAGAAATTAATAGATCCATTCCAAGATTAGAAAAACTTCTTAAGACTTGGAACAAAGACTTAGGCCCAGAAGAAAGAATTGTTTATGGAAATATGCTTCAAAGACTTAAGAATGGAGCAACTACAGATTGGTCTAAACTTCATCCAATGCACACAAAAGCAGGAGATGGGGTTGTAAAGGCAATAGAGGGAATTGACCCTGATGCTCCAAAATCTTTATTAGAAAAACAACTTGCAAAATATAATGTGCCTGTAGGAGAACAGTCCTCCAGACTAGTAAATGATCTTAAGGCTTCTGCACAAATTGAGTTTGCAAGTAAGTTAGAAAAACTTGATCCACAAAGAAGAAAAATAGTTGAAGCAGCCTGGAGTGGTGGCAAAGCAGTAGTTCCTCCATCAGGGAAAGAACAATCTTTTAATACTCCAAGACAGACAGCCTTCTTAGATGAAATATCAAAAATGGTTCCAGTAAAAGTTGGGGATGAAATAAAATACGTTCATAAAGATGACTACGAAAAGTTTAAGTCAGATCCTGACGGAAGAGCAAAATACGCAAGATCATCTAAGCAAGTTATAGACAATATGCTTTATAGAATGGGAGTAATAAAAAGAGGAGACTCTTTTGTTGCTGGTGGAGGGTTTACTGGAAGATTTGGTGGAGTAGATCACTTCAAAACAGATCTAAAGTCTACTGGAAAAACTGCTGGAGGAGGAAGCGCAACACTTTCTCCAATTGTAAGATCTATTGCTGATGCACAAAAAGCAGAATTTAATGCAAGAGTTGGAGATCCTCTTAAAACTAAAACAGGAAAGGCTATGCTTGCTGCTGGCTTTACTCCAGATAAGGTTAGATACTTCTTAAGACCAGAACTGTCTCATATTGTTCCTACAGAATCTCTAGGTATTGGTGGTAGAGAAGGAGCCCTAAAGATGAAGACTGGAACTGCCCAGTACGATTCCCGCCTACTAAATACATTTATGCTTGCAAAGAAAAGAAGTTCTAATATACTTGATTGGAATGGCCCTAAAAATCCTTTACGTTTAACAGATGCACAAACACAAGAGTATAAAAAAGCAGCAGACTTTATGGCAAGAGGGCTGCATCCATCAACAAAAGATGAAAGAGCATTAGTTGCAAAAGCAGCAGAATTAGATCAAAGAGTCTTTAAGTTTAAAAAAGACGGAGGATCAGTATCAGCGAGACTTCTTCCTAAAGATATTAGATTGTCTCAAGCACTAAGCACAGTCCTTTCTGACAAAGCATTTACGCCAAGCAGGATTATGAATCTTGCAGCAACTGACTCAAGCCAGGTATTAGTAAAGCCTGGTGAATACAAACTTGATAAAAATACTGGAACATTAACAAAACTAACAACAGCAAACACTGGACCAAAACCTCCAGGAACAACTTCAAGCACTGGTAAGCCATCAGACAGAAGACTTTCATCTGAGGGACCAGGACAAACAACCCTTACAAAAACTCAAGCAGCAAGAATTGCTACAGCCAGAGGCCTCAGAGTTATTCCTGGAAGAGATAAGGGCGATCCAGGATTAAGAAACCCTACAGTAAAGCAAGGACAGTTAGCAGTAGAGTTACGCAAGAAGGGTTTTAGTCAATCTGAAATTGATAGAACTCTTAGAAGGTTTGCAGAAAGAGAATTAAAGGCTAAAGAGGCTCAAGCACAAGCATCTGAGAAAGCAGCAAGAACCGAAGCAGCAAGACAAAAAGAGCAGGCAGGAATACAAAAACGACAAACAGAAGCCGCAAGAAAAGCATTTGTAGAAA